CGGCTTGGTTTGTCTCCAAGCCTGTTTGGTCGAACGTCATGGGGCGCCTTCAATTGGCCCTCGGAGGGAACAACAAAGAAGACCTCGGGCAAGGGCCGGTAACTCAGTTCCTCGGCTACCCGGTTGTATTCTCTGAGGTCTTGCCAAAGACCATCGGGGCATCGACCAAGTTTGGTTACTTCGGCGATTTGCGAATGGCATCTACCCTCGGATTGCGTCGCAACTTCGAGCTAGTCGGTGACGTTTCGCGGTACTTCGAGACCGACGAAATTGGCTTCCGATCGACCATGCGATGGGATTACAACGTCCACGAGCGCGGCGACGCAAGCAACCCAGGGCCAATCCTCCAATTGGTCTCGGCATCCTAACCCAACCCAACAAAAGAAAGTAGGTGACCTGTGAATCCTTTGCACTATGTAAAATGCGTTCCGGCAATCAAGCCGGCGGCCATCATCGATAACGCTTCGGCTACGGCTGAAGTTATTGATTGTCGAGGTTTCGATTTCGCTTTGATCGTGCTCCAACTCGGAGCGACTGACATCGCGATGACGGCTTTGAAGCTCCAGCAAAGCTCCACTAGTGGCGGCGTTTATGCCGACATTACCGGAGCGACGTTTGCCGCTGGAACGGGCTACAACGGAGCTACGCTTGCCTTGCCAAGTGCGACCGACGACGGGCAGACCTGTGCCTTCATGGTTGACATGCGAGGCCGTGAGCCGTTCCTGAAGGTTGTCGCGACCTTCGGCGATGGCTCTAGCGGTGGGTTCATCGCGGGCGTCGCTGTCCTCGGTCTCGGCAAATTGCCTCCGACGACTTCAGCGGGTGTTGCCGATGGCGATGTTTGCTTGGTGATCTAATGATCGTCGAGCTGCTGACAATGTGGAGAGGCTTTCCCGCTGGCTCAAGGCTGGAAAGCCTCTCCGATGGCGTGGCGTTGATTTTGATTCAAAGGGGTGTTGCAAGTGCGATTGAAACCCGAAGTAGTGACGAAACCAACAGCCGAGCCGGTGACGCTCAGCGAGGTCAAGAAGCAACTCGAAATCGCAAGCAGCGACACAAGCCATGACACGCATTTAACCGCCTTGATTGGGGCGGCTAGAGAGCAATGGGAGCACGATACCGACAGCGTAACATGCTTCCAGACCTTGCGGGTTCGGTTGCCCTTTTGGACGGATGGACTCAAGCTACCGCGAAGCCCGATTCACTCGATAACCTCGATTCAGTATTACGATGGCCTAAACGCACTCCAAACGCTAGCAGCCAATCAGTACCAGTTGCATGTTGACCAGATCCGGCTAGCGTACCTAGTGACGCTACCGGCGACCGTATCGCGTTGGGATGCTTGGGCGATAACTTACAAGGCTGGACACTCGCAAGACGGCCAGAGCGTACCAGAGGCGGCTAGGGCAGCAATCTTGATGCTTGCGGCTCACTACTTCGAGAATCGGGACATGCTTATGTCCGACGCGTTTCAAACGATGCGACCTTACGAGATGCTTGTCCGGCGATTTATGCGGAGTAGCTACCCATGAGGCCCAAGAACCAACGTACCGGAGCCTTACGGCATCGATGCACAATTCAACAGACGACAGAGACGCAAGACGCAAGCGGCCAGCCTGTCGTTTCGTGGTCCCCTTACGTGGTTGATGAGCCTTGCCAGTTCACGCCGACAGCAGGAATCGAATCGATGCGAGGCCGGCAACTTGAAGCCGGGACGCGGGCGGTTTTTCGAGTCAGATACCGATCGGGCTACACGGTTCAAATGCGAATTGTTTACCAGGGCGAAACCTACGGAATCACAGCGGTAAACATGGTCGACGGCTTGCGGAACTACATCGACATAATTTGCTCGGCGGTGTTGCCATGAGTACCAAAATCGAAATAAACGAGGATCTGATCAAGCAGATCGGCCAAATCCCCTTGATGCTTCGCAATGCTCCATTCGGTCGATGCCTTGGAGCGTTTGCAAAACCTGTTGCGGCGGCTTGCCAGGGTCACGCTCAGTCATCGAGGTCCACAGGGTCGCGGCTCAAGTGGTCCAAGAAATTCAAGAATAACGCGGCGTTCCAAAACGATTCGCGGCAGCATTTTTCGCACAAGGTTTTTAAGGGCGGTATCGGCGTTGTGATTGGAGCGACATGGAAAGAGGGCAACAAACAGCAGTTCGTTATGCCCTACAAGAAAGGCGAAAGCTACGAGCGAAACCATTGGGGCAAGCCTGGATCGCCTGTTATTTATACGGGACGATCCGGTCGGCAATACACTCGAATTAACCGATCAAAAGCGACCGTCGCGACATTCCCAAAAGAGCAACGCGCACCCATGCGGGCCTATCGCCAAACCTCGGGCGCGGCCGAAGCGGCTTTCGTCAATCAACTTCAAAAGGAAGTAAAGGAGTTACGAATTGGCTAAGAACCTTTCATTGACTGGGACCGTCACGATTGCATCGAGCGGGACCGTATCGCAAACATTCACCGCAGAGGGCGGCAGGACGGTGCTTGCTGTCCTCACGCCAACGGCACTAACCGGGACCGAGTTTAAGTTCCAATCGTCGACCGACGGCAATAACTTTTTCGCCTTGTACAACGGCTCGACCGAATACGCGGTAACTGTTGCGGCGTCGCGGTACATCGCACTGAATACCGAAGTGATGGCCGGGGTGCGACACCTCAAGGTTGTCAGCGGGTCAAGCGAAGCGGCAGCAAGGACCATTGGCATTGTGAGCGGGGAGCTGTAAATGTCGGCAATCGGCGAAGCATTGCGAACCAAGCTACTAAGCTACTCGGCGGTATCAACGCTCATCGGGCAGCGTATGTACCCTGACGCCCTGGTTCAAAACGCTACGCTTCCGGCGGTGGTTTACTACGTCACGTCGACCGATCGAGACGATCACTTACAGGGGATGAGTAAGCTGGCCGAAGCGCGATTTATCATTGAATGCTACGCCTTGACGCGAACCACAGCAAGCGCGATCAGTCGAGCGATTCGAGACACTGGAATAGATATCTTCCGTGGCGTCGTTAGCTCGCACACTTTTTGCGGGATAAAATTTGACGGCGATCAATACATGCAGGAGCCACCTACGGATGGCAACCAAGAACATCGGTACATAGTTTCGTTTGATATGTTGGTCCACTACAAGGAGCCTTAAACATGGCAGCATTGACAGTTGCGGATACCGGACTCGGAGCGACCATTTCGGGTACGAGCCTTATCACTACCCAGGTCGTTTCGATCGGCGAAATGACGATCTCGGTCGATTCGCTCGATATTACCAGCCTCGACACAACCGGATTTGAGGCCCTTCGGCCTTCGGACCTTCGGAAAAATCCCGAGGTGGATGTTGTTTTCAATTGGCTCGGAGCGGCAATTCCCTTTGCGGCTACGATGATTCCAACGTCGGAGCCTTATGCTGGAACCTCGGTGACGATCACTCTACCGGGGGCCGGATCGTTTCAGGGGACGGCTTTCGTCAAGGAAGTCAAGACGCCAAAGCTCGCCAAGGGCGAAGTTATGAAGGGCAGTTACAAACTGCAATTCGACGGCGCGACCGATATTACCTTCACCCCTGCTTAAGGAATGATCGAAGATGGTTTTTGTATTGAATCGCCAGCGTGGTATTTCGTTGGCTACTGGTATCGAGAGGGATTTGAATCAGTGCCAGATCCGCGTTGGTGGTAAGCTTGTCGGCTATTTGCCATTCGGTGAATCGCCACAGATTCAAGCGATATTTGAATTTCCGCATGATTACTTGACGGCTGACGAAATCGCGTCGCTCGAAATGCAACTCGAAGCGATCCAAGGCTATCCAGCCAAGGTTCAGCGACCCGAACAGGTTTCGCGTACATTCGTCAAGGCGGCACTCGAAGCAATCGAACAAGCAAAGGACGAAGAGGACGATGAGTAGCCAAGACGATTTTTTGAGCCTCGCTAAGCGTGATTTGGCCGTCGAGCCTGTCACAGTCAAAGGCAAGCAATACTACATCCACGAGCTATCCGAATCGGATGCGGCGAACATGGAAGTCGAATTGCAGACCAAAAAGGGCTATGACTGGACTGCGCATCGGCGGGTGATGGTTGCCTACTGCCTTCGAGACGAATCGGGGCAGCGGGTTGTCACGGATCCTAACGTGCTGCGAGACCTTCCCAGGTCGGTTGTTGGGCCTCTTTACGATCAGTGCCTAGAGATCAACAAGTATGACCAAGGGGAAATCGAGGCCCTTGCAAAAAAATCAGAAAGAGCCGACGCCTAAAGGTGGCGTTTAGGCTCTGCCTGAAATGGGGAATCCAGGATCCGGCGGCGTGGATGCAAAGCCTACCCGCTGGATCGCTTAACCAGTGGCTAGCTTGGGACATGGTAGAACCGATGGGGGAACGCTGGATGCAGACTGCGAAGCTCTTGGAGGCCCTCTATTTGCCCATGTACGCACGCGCCGACGAAGAACCGCCAGACGCATCGGATTTTATGCCGGATCGCTTCTACAGGCCCAAGGTTAGCGCAGCCTCGATTTTGAAGCAGTCGGCTCAGTCCTGTAAGGCGATGGCGAACCAAGTTAAATCGATGTTCGGATTCGGAGGTAAGTAGCTATGGCGCAGACGATCAACGTAGCGAATCTGAAAGTCGGATTCAAAGCAGACGGAAGCGAATTCCTGCGAAACGAATTGTCGTTTTTAACTCGGACGATCAAGGCCAGTGAAACGCCATTCCAAAAGATGGCCAAGGATGTTGCTATCCTCGATAGGGCGTTTGCTCAAAACGGGATTACGGCGGCTCAATACAACGCAGCTATCGACACGCTAGCCAAGAAACATGGCGTAGCGGCGATTTATGCCGATCGAGCGGCAGAGGCCAACAGGAGGCTTGCCGAATCGGAAAGAGTGGCGGCAGAGGCGGCGAAAGCCCAAGCGGCGGCAGAGGCTCAATCGGCTAAGCTCTTATCCGAAAAGCAAGCCAAGATTGCAAGCTATCGAGCGGCGGCGATGTCTCGGCAGCAAATCTTTTCCGAGATACCAGACCCGTTTCGCGGGTGGGGTAATGTCGACGCAAAGACCCAGGGCGTTAATGGTCTTGCTGGGGCTCTTGGGAGGGTCGGCGCGGCAGGTCTTGCTATCGGGGCCGTCAAGGCTATCGCGGACCTTGGGCAAGCAGGCTTGAAGGTGGCGATGGCAAGGGAGCAGGTTCAAGCTCAATTGGAGGTGCTAACGGGATCCGAAAAGGCGGCTCGAAAGCTTATTGATGCGACGATCGAACTGGACGCAAAATCGGCTCTATCGGCTACGCAGTTTCAAGACTCATCTAAGGTGCTCTTGGGTTACGGAATGAGCGTCTCGGAGGTGATTCCATCGCTCAATAGGCTGTCTGAAATCTCGATGGGCAACAACGAGAAAATGCAATCGCTTACACTTGCATTCGGACAGGTGCGGGCCAACGGTCGATTGATGGGCCAAGAAGTCTTGCAGATGGTCAATGCGGGGTTCAATCCGCTACAGGAGATAAGTCGGACCACAGGCGAATCGATGGTATCCCTTCGGGCCCGAATGGAAGCCGGGAAAGTATCCTTCGAGGAAGTTGCTAAGGCGATGGACACCGCGACAAGCGCAGGCGGTCGATTTGCTGGCATGAATGATAAGATGGCCGACACAACGGCGGTAAAGCTTGCCAAGCTCGATACGCACTACCAAAATTTTCTTGCGTCGATCGGGCGTGAAGTTGCTCCGGGCGTGAACAACGCGTTGGACCTAGTCAACAAGACCATCGAGGATACGCCGAAACGCGGGGAGGCTATGGCGGGTTGGTGGATGACCCTAACGGGCAACGCAAACGAATACTATCGACAAATCGAAGCGGCAAACAAAGCCAAAAAGGACGCTGAGGAACTAGACAAAAAGGCAGTTGCAGCCGAAGAGGCCAAAGCCAAGCTAGTCAAGCAGCGGGCCGACGAAGAACAGCGAGCGGTTAAGGCTCAGCAAGACCGGGTCGACGCGGACAATAAGCGAATCGATTCAGAGCGGTCGGCGTTTCAAAACATGATTAAGCAAGCGACCGAAGAGCGACGCAAAGCGGCGTTCGGATCGGATACCGAAGGCTACAAGAAATCGAAGCTTATGGATGATACTTTCGGGATGACCGAAGGCGAAAAGATGCAGGCCCATGCTGCGATGATGGACATGGACGAAACGCGGCGGCTCAACGAATTGAATGCGGCTCACTCAAGCATCGAGGCAGCAAACAAAGAGCTTGAGATCCAAAAGCAAGTCGCAGCCATGAAAGACAAAAACTTTTTGGCCTCGGACTCCCTGCGAAAAGAATACGCCGAGCTAGATGAAATGTTTCGGCGACAATTGGCCGAAGCGGGCGACAACGAGAAGCAAAAAGAGGGCATCCGCAAGCGGGCGGCATTGGCAGAGCAATCGATTTTTGCACGCTCGGACTTCGCGACGATGCAGCAAAATAAAGACGCATCAAAACGATTCGACCCAGCGGCAGACGTAGTGAAGAACATCGCTCCCGCGCTAAAAGCAGGATCCAAAGAGGCGGCAGCATTCCTCTTGTCTCAGCGAACCGACGCAGCGGAAAAAGCGGAGCGGAAAA